TCAACGACGAAGGCATTATCTACGTCAACTTCGACCAGGAAAAGCTGATTCCCATTAACGAGATCATTAAGAAGAATGATATTTACTACGGCAACGAGAACGACGACGATATCCAGTCTCAGCCGTACATTCTTCTTCGCAAGCGTATGCCTGTCGTTAATGCTATCGAGCTGGCATTGGGCGCGGGTATGAGCGAAAGCAAAGTACCGTTTATTATCGGCGACACTGACACCTTTGAGGAGAGCGGCGAGGCTGCCAAACTTGAGCTGGACAACATGGTAACTGTTGTCTACAAGATGTATAAGCAGAACGGCACTGTCCACTTTGCAATCGCTACCCGCTGGTGTGATATCACGAAAGACGTGGACACTGGCCTTTCCCTCTACCCTATTGCACATTTCGTATGGGAAGAGAAAGAAGGCAGCGCACGCGGCGAGGGTGAAGTCAGATACCTTATCCCGAATCAGATCGAGGTCAACCGAACCGAAGTACGCCGTGTTTTGACCGTTAAATATCAGGCCTTCCCGCAGAAGGTTGTCGATATTACCAAAGTCGCAAACCCGGCAGCAATCAATACCGTCGGCGGTACGATCCGCACGAACGGACAGCCTGTCGATGACGTACACAAGATCGTCGGCACTATCCCTCCCGCACAGATGTCCCCCGACGTTGTAAAGCTGCAGGAAGATTTAATTCAGGTCACGAGAGACCTTGCGGGCGCAGGCGACACTGCTACTGGTCAGGTCAATCCTGAAAGTGCGTCTGGCCGCGCTATTTTAGCTGTGCAGCAGGCTTCCCAAGCTCCCATGACAGAGCAGAAAGAAAGCTACAAGAACTTCATCGAAGACCTTGCGAGAATCTGGCTTGAATATCTTATGGTTTACTCCGTGGATGGTATCAACCTTGAAGAAGTTTCCACCGATCCCGCAACCGGCGAAGAAGTGGTGGAGCTGGTCAACGTACCGCAGGAGCTTCTGAAACAGCTGCAGGCAGACGTGAAAATCGACATTACTCCCAAGGGCGTATATGACAAGTTCGCACAGGAGCAGACCATTGAAAACCTGCTTCTCAACGGCTTGCTTCACGCTTCCCGACTGAGTGAGCTTGCGGCCTACGTTGAGGCACTGGATGACGACAGCGTTGCTCCCAAGCAGAAACTTGACGAGATCGTCAAACGCGGCATGGAACAGCAACAGAAGATCGCCATGATTGAAGCACAGGCACAGGCCATGCAGCAGAGAGCGGCACAGTTCCTCATGGAAGACCCAGACGGCCAGGCACAGCAGATTGCGGACGCACAGATGCAGCTCATGGCAGAACAGGAAGCGCAGTACGCCGAGCAGGAAGCCGAGCTGGATGAAGAGACTGCGGCCGCAGAAGAAGCTACCGATAAAGAATAATGTGATAAATATCACACTATTCCATAGAAAAATGTGATAAATAAGCAACTGTTCGGGCATTGACGAATGGTTGCTTTTTTATTCGTCCGAGCATTGAAGACGTTAAAAGCACATGGAATACGGGAAGCTAAACCCGATCAAAAATATGGAGGTTCTAACATGGACGAAAAAATCATGGTTGACGAGATCACTGAGAACGTGGAACAGCCCGCAGAAGTGGTCGAGGAAACCGCACCGCAGCCCAAAACCTACACCGAGGAAGAGTTCAACGCAAAGCTGGACGAGGTGTTAGGCAAAAAGATTGCCAGAAAAGAAGCTAAAATCCGCAAAGAGTACGAGCGTAAATACGGCGACCTTGAGGAAGTGCTGAAAGCTGGCACGGGCAAACAGAGTGTTGAAGAAGTAACCGATACTTTCAAACAGTTCTACGAAAAGAAGGGCATCAGAATCCCCGATAAGCAGAGCTATTCGGATAAAGATATCGAGATTCTTGCAAGAGCAGAAGCCGAAGACATCATCCGTGGCGGCTATGAAGACGTGGTCGAAGAAACGGATCGTCTTGCTGCTATTGGCGTAAAGAATATGACCGCGAGAGACAAAGCGGTGTTCAAGACGCTGGCAGAACATCGGCAGAACGCCGAGAGAAGCCGTGAGCTGTCCAAGCTGGGCGTCACCGAGGACGTTTACAACAGCCAGGAGTTCAAGGATTTTGCAAGCAAATTCGCTTCCAGCACTCCGATCTCAGATGTGTATAACATCTATAAACAAACCCAACCCAAAAAAGAATTCAAAACTATGGGGAGCATGAAGAACACTGCATCCGAAAACGGCACTGTAAAGGACTTCTACACGAGAGACGAAGCCTTGCAGTTCACCAAGAAGGATTTCGACAAGAATCCCGCACTGTTCAAAGCCGTTGAGGCATCTATGAGTAAGTGGTAATGCTCCCTTCCCGAAAAGAAAGGAAGGTAAAAACACATGGCAGTAACTAACTTTATCCAGACTATTTGGAGCAAAAAGATTCTCGACGCACTGGAAATGAAATGCAAGCTGGTAGACAACTGCCTGCGCGACTATGAAGGTGACTGCAAATATGCACACACCGTCAAAATCCTGGGCGTAGGCGAACCTACCATCGGCGACTACACCGGCGCAGATATCTCCATCGAAGCAATGAGTGACGTTGGCCAGGAACTCAACATTGACCAGGCCAAATACTTCGCTTTCTACGTTGACGACGTTGACAAAGCACAGTCCGTCCCCGGTCTTGCCGAAGAATACCAGCGTAAATCCGTTCATGCACTGGCAGTTGCCCGTGATACCTATGTTGCTACCCTGATCCAGGGTGCTACCAACAAAACCACCGTCACCATGACCGAAGAAGGCTTCAAGAAGGGCGTTGACGACGCTATCGTCGAACTGCGTGAACGTAACTTCGATGAAGAAGGCGTTATCGAAATCACACCTGCTGTTTACAACGTATTCAAGAACTGCTTAATCACACTTTCTACAAATAACCCTGAATTAATCAAGAAGGGTGTTGTTGGTGTATATGATGGCTTTGACGTAATCATGTCAAACAACATGGCAAAAGACGGCACACACGCATACTGTGACGTTCGTGGCAAGAAAGCAATTGCATTTGCCGGACAGATTAACGAAGTTGAAGCATTACGTGCAGAGAAACGTTTCAAAGACATTGTTCGTGGTCTTGACACATTCGGTGCAAAAGTTATCGACGAAGCACGTATTCAGGTTGTTAAAGTACCATTAACAGCAACAGCATAAGAGGTGACTTATGAAACTGGTAAAAGTTCATATTCCGTTCACGGATAAAGAAACCGGAAGACTTCATGGCGTAAACGAAGAGATAGAGTTATCAGAAGAGCGTATTGCGGAGATAAAGGCTATCAGCGTGAACATGATTGAGGTTATCGGTGACGTAGCGGAAGTGGAGAAACCGAAAAGAACACGCAAGAAGAATTAAGGAGAAGGGGAGCAATCCCCTTCCCTTTTTCGTGAGTGCATCATTTTCGTGAGTGTACGCAAAAGATACATTGACGAAAGAGGGAAAGAAAGGAGAAGAGCATGATTTTTATTAGAAAACCGAATGTAGACTTGTACCACGGAATTATCGTGGAAAAAGACACAACATTTGAGTATGAGAATGAGAACGTTAAGCAGACGTTAAAAGACTTAGTTTTCCATTCCATTACCAAAGTAAAGGGTGAAACCTTTGAAAGCACATACGACACTACAATTTATCTTAAAGAGGGTGAAGTACTTGTGTTTGAAGAGGAAGGGCGTGGCTATATCAAGCCAGTAGAGCAGTTTGTAACAGTTAAAGAGGCAGTAGAGGAACTTAAGTGTATCGAAGATTTATAAGGGGGTAGCATATGTTTCTTATCAATGAGGATTTGTCAATTTATGTGACAAGAGGAGATGTAGTATTCTTTACAGTTTCAGCCGAAGAGAACGGTGTAAATTATGTTTTTAAGTCAGGCGATGTTGTAAGAGTAAAGGTATTCGAGAAAAAGAGCTGCGAGAAAGTTGTATTGCAAAAGGATTTTCCAGTTACGGCAGAAACAGAACATGTAGACATCATTCTGACAGGGCAGGACACAAAGATTGGTAATGTGATTAGTAAACCGGTTGACTACTGGTATGAAGTGGAGTTAAACCCATTTACAAATCCGCAGACAATTATTGGTTATGATGATGACGGAGCGAAGATCTTTAAACTGTTTCCGGAAGGAAGAGATTTGGTGGATGAACCGGAAGAGGAAATACCAAGCGTAGATGCGTCATTAGATCCGTTATCTACTAGACCGGTACAGAATCAGGCTATCGCAAGAGCAATTATGGGACTTGATGAAAAGATGGCGAATATTAACGAGAATATCAAAGAGACAGTGTCCGATGTATTGTCAACTGAATCTATCAATGCTGACTTAGAATACGATGCAGAAAATGAAGCATTGACATTGAAATTGTCAAATGTAGGGGGTGCGTAATAATGAATGAATTTTCAAGTTTAAATGGCTATGCAGTAAAAGATGCTACGGCTAGAAATATCGCGAAGGGAAGAAATCAGGCAGTTTCATTCAATGACTATGTAACTATGATTGCTGCATTAAACTCAATGGATAAGGACGAGTATAAAATCGGGCAGAATATTTACATCGGTACTGTTGGCGTGCCGGATTTATGGGTGTACTCAGTAGAATCAATCGCACATACCTTTGATTATGTTTCTGATGAAGATATTGTGGCAAAATTAGAAGCAAATACAACAATTCAGGCAGGTAATTATAAACTTGCTCCATTGGAAGGTCAGAAGGTTGATATGACAACCTATGACAACAAGATTGCCGAGTTGGAAGGCTCAATAGTTAAGTACAACAATGATACA